TTATGTCCGCATGGTTGCAACCGATCTTGATGAAGAACTTGCATTCTTGATTGAACAAGAACGCATATCGCAACTTCGCATGACAGGTATCAGGCTATGCAATCTTACAGATGGTGGGGATGGAACTTCCGGATGGGCGAAGACGAAAGAGTGGCGAGAAAAGGTCGGCGCGGCACATCGCGGTAAAGTTGTTTCTGCTGATGTGCGTGCAAAAATCTCGGCGTCTGTGAAGGCGAATGGTTTTACGCACACGGAAGAAATGCGTCAAAAAATTTCAGATGCCCACAAAGTAAAAAAACGTGCTCTCGGCTATAAACACACGGATGAATGGAAGTCTGCGCAGCGTGAGTGGGTTACAGGAAACAAAAGTAGAACTGGTCAAACGCGAAGCAACGAAGAACGCAAAAGGGCATCTGTCGCACTTAGTGGACGCATTCAAACAAAAATTGAATGCCCACACTGTGGGAAGATTGGCGGAAATGCAATGCGTAGATGGCATTTTGAAAATTGCAAGGCGAAATCATGACCCAGATTAGCATCCTTAACGGCATCTACACTGACAATACGCCAGAACTGCGCACGGCCTACCCGGTTAACTTTGTTCCTGTGCCCAAGACATCAGGCATCAGCAATGGGTTCTTGCGGCCTGGTGATGGGATCGTCAGCAATGGCACCGGACCAGGCATTGATCGAGGCGGAGTCAACTGGCAAGGCACATGCTATCGCGTCATGGGAACATCGCTTGTGACTGTGGCCAACGACGGTACTGTGACCGTTCTAGGCGACGTCGGCGGGCCAGTTGACGCAGCAGTTACGTTTGACTACAGCTTCGATAGCCTGGCGATTGCCAGCGGTGGCCGACTGTATTTCTGGAACGGTGCAACCCTCACACAAAACACAGACCCAGATCTTGGCGTCGTGCTGGACATGGCATGGGTGGATGGATACTTCATGACCACCGACGGTGCAAATCTGGTCGTCACTGAGTTGACCGACCCCTTGCAGGTCAACCCGCTGAAGTACGGCAGCTCCGAGGTTGATCCAGACCCTGTGTTGGCGCTTCTAAAGTTGCGCAACGAGGTTTATGCGTTGAACCGCAACACCATCGAGGTGTTCGACAACGTAGGCGGAGACCTATTTCCTTTTGCTCGCATTGATGGAGCGCAGATCCAAAAAGGCGTGATCGGAACTCATGCTTGTTGCGTCTACATGGAGCGGATTGCGTTCTTAGGTGGTGGCAGAAATGAGGCACCGAGCATCTACATTGGGGCGTCTGCAACGGCTCAGAAGATCAGCACGCAAGAAATCGACGAACTGCTACTCACCTACACCGAGGCTCAACTGGCCCAGGTCAAGCTTGAAGCACGCAACGACAAGTCTCACCAACACTTGTACATTCATCTCCCGGATAGAACTATCGTCTATGACGCGGCGGCATCTGAAGCGCTGCAAGACCAGGTTTGGTTTACTCTCACCAGCTCGGTGGCTGGATTCTCTCAATATCGCGCACGAAATCTTGTGTGGGCCTATGACAAGTGGCTGGTGGGAGATCCACAGAGCAGCGCCATCGGATACTTGGTGCAATCTACCGGGCACCATTGGGGCCAGCAAGTTCGATGGGAATTTGGCACTCTCATTGCATACAACGAAGGCAACGGCGCGATCTTCAACCGCTTGGAGTTGGTCAGTTTGACCGGCAGCGTAGCACTCGGAAAGAATCCGCAGATTAGCACCAGCTACAGCATAGACGGCCTAGCATGGAGTCAAGACCGCAGCATCAGCGTTGGCGCCATAGGAGCAACATCTAAGCGTTTAGCGTGGTTCCAGCAAGGGCATATGCGCAACTGGCGCATTCAGCGCTTCCGTGGCGATAGCGACGCACATGTGTCGTTTGTCAGGCTTGAAGCTCAGATTGAGGCATTGGCTTTCTGATGGCTACCGCACCCATCTCCCGCAAGCTCAACCTAACCCGCGATCAGCTCGCGGCGTTTCTAACTGACCAGCAGCAGATAAGGCAGTTTGAATTGCTGTTCTCTGTTGTGGACGAGTTGCAGGTAATCACTGGCACTGATTTTGAATATCAGGCTGATAACGCTGCTGCAACGGCGAACGAGGCGCTGTCACAGATCACGTCGTTGGCTCAAGAATCATCCATCAGCAGCGCATCGGCCGAGAATAAGGCAAACCAGGTGCTTGAGCTACTGGCTAAACTTACCGCAGCCGTTGAAGCTTTGCAAATGGCCCCACCGCCACGCGAGTTTAAGCGTAGCCGCTATGGTTCGTTCTATGACACCACAACGCAAACAGCGACGGCTATCAACACAGCTACGGCAATTACGTTCGACTCTACCGATCTGAGCCGTGGGGTTTATCTTGGCTCGCCAGCGTCAAGGATTTATGTCGATAGTGAAGGCATCTATAACTTTGATACTTCTTTCCAACTTGATAAGACAACAGGCGGAACGGCTGTTTTTGATTTCTGGTTTAGTATTAATGGCGTTGATGTAACAAACAGCGGTAGCAGAATAGCAATTCAAGGCAACAACGCAGAGATTTTTTCGTCGTTAAATCACTTTTTTGACCTGAAATCCGGTGATTACGTTGAGCTAATGTTCTCTGTTACTGACTTAAGTGTTGAGTTAAAGACATTTCCTGCGGCTGCACCGCACCCAGGCATCCCATCCATAATTCTGACCGTTAACAACAATATTGAAGGTGTCCAATGACCGTCATCATCAAAGTGCTGATCCCAGCAAAACAGGCTGAAAACAGCCAAACCACTCAATATACCGCCACAAATGCCAAAGCGATTATTGACAAGTTCACGGTGACGAACACCAGCGCTAGCAATGTAACTTTCAGTTGCAACCTAGTGACAAGTGGCGGGAGCGCAGGTGCATCTAACTTGATTATTGATGCCAGAAGCATCGTTCCAGACGAGACCTATACCTGCCCAGAGTTGGTCGGCCAGGCTCTCGAACCTGGCGGATTCATTTCCACAATTGCTAGCGCAGCCACATCACTGACCATCCGGGCCTCTGGCCGCGAAATCACTTAAGGAACACAGCATGAAAGACTTCATGATGATGCCAAAGGGCTTTATTGGGCTGCCAATGGAAGAAGAGTTCATCACGGCATCTGAGAACAAGAAGAACACTCAGGTCGTGATTGGCGATTGGATGCTTGGGCCAGAGAAGCCAAGCAATGAGCCAACAGCCAACAAGGTGTATTGGGTTGCGCTCGGCAAAGCCATGCAGGTTGACGAGAAAGAGGCTCGGCGTCGTCGGTGTAGCAATTGCGAGTATTACGATAACAGCACGATGACCCAGGCCAAGATGGAGCGTATCCCGCGCAATGAATGGGACACAGAGGCCGGATTCCGCGGCTACTGCAACAAGTTTGAATTCATCTGCCATGACCTCCGTTCTTGCCAGGCATGGGAAGAGCGAGAATATGAGATGGAAGATTGACGAGTTGTGAAAATGTGCAAGAATCAAGCTGCTGAGTCATTAAAGCCGCCAGCAGCTTGCCCAGAACAAGGATTGCATATGACCGGTACTGATTGGCTCAGAGAGAACCTGCAAAAGGTTCTCTTGCTTCCTGATCCAGTCATTGATTGGTTGGTGATGGTCTACGATGCAATCCAGGTGTTTGATGACGTTGCAGACGGCGATGAAGTGAATCGCAAAGATCTAAATGCAACCATTTGGAACACCCTTGTTGGGATGCATCAAAATGCATTTTTTATGGCCAACAGCCATCACCTGATTCCATTGCTAGCTGTGATGATTTTGAAGTGGCAAGCATCAGATGATGTTGAGCGCGCAGGCCAAGCAGACGCACGATCATTTGTTTGGCGAGCTGGATACTATGACCTAATTTTGATCTCCGTATCGCTCGTACACGGTCCAGCATTTGCTACAAAAAACGGCCACCTAGTCATGTGGCTATACGGCGAAAAATTCGAAGATTACATGAAGGAGTTCGGCAATGCCTGATCCAATCACCGGTCTAATAGTTGGTGGAGCTACACTTGTTGGTGGTTCAATGCAAGCAAGTGCTGCCGAGGATGCTGCAAATATTCAGGCTGGCGCTTCTCAGGCTGGCATTGAGGAGCAGCGCAGACAGTTCGATGCAATGCGTGAACTGCTCAAGCCTTACACAGAGGCAGGGCTTCCAGCACTTGAGGCACAGCAGGCATTTCTCGGGCTTAAAGGGCCAGAGGCTGAGCGTGCGGCAATTGAACGTATTCGAGGCGGAGAAACGTTTCAAGCCTTGTCGCAACAAGGTGAGGAGGCATTGCTTCAGCGTGCATCAGCCACTGGCGGGCTGCGTGGCGGAAACATACAGGCCGCACTGGGACAGTTTCGCCCACAACTCTTGTCAAGCCTGATTGAACAGCAGTACGGCAGGCTGGGCGGAATGACATCACTTGGCCAACAATCAGCGGCAGGCGTAGGCGCTGCAGGAATGGAGACTGGCACCAACGTGGCCAACTTGCTGGCTCAGCAGGGCGCTGCCCGTGCCGGTGGCGAGCTGGGCGAGGCCAAGGCATTCAGCGGCCTGTTCAACTTGCCTGCTCAGGTGCTTGGCTTCCAGTACGGTGCAGGCGGCAAGGCTGGCATGGGCTTCGGTTTTTGAGGAATAGAGCATGGCCACCATCAATCCATTCCAAGCCCCGATCAACTACGCAGTCGATGTGCAAAGCCCGTTTGAAGCGGCTCTTGGTGGCTTTAAACTTGGCGCTGCTGGCGCAGAAGCACAGGCGCAAGCACAAGCTAGAGAGCAAGCAATCAAGGCTCAGTCAGAGCTGAAAACTCTGTTCAGCAACCCAAATGCAAGCGCGACTGATTTTGCGCGAGTTGCTGCTTTGCTCCCAAAAGATCAAGCCGAGACTGTTCGTAAATCATTCGAGATGATGTCAACATCTCAGCAGCAAAACAGACTTTCACAGTCCGGGCAGATCTACGCGGCTATGAAGTCTGGCCAGCCTGACATCGCTAAATCTCTACTACAGGAACAGGCAGACGCATTCCGTAACTCTGGCCGTGAGCAAGAAGCAAAAGCAGCTGAGACATATCTAAAGTTGATTGATATGAACCCAACTGGGTCACAAGCAACCATCGGATTGATGATGGCATCCTTGCCTGGCGGGAAGGAAATGCTTGAGAACATTGATAAGACATTGGCGACGCAGAGAGCTGAAGAACAAGCACCTGCCGCATTGACTGAGGCGGTTGCAAAGGCAAACCGAGCCGTATCAGATGCTCAAACAGCACAAGCCACTGCCAGAAATGCAGAAGAAAAAGCGGCTGCTGATGCTGCTCTGGCTCGTGCTAACGCTGAAAAGGCCAAGATTGAGGCCAAGTATTCGGAACAGGTCGCACAAGCTGAGCTCAAAAAGAAGGCTGCTGATCTTGGCCTGACACAGGCACAAACCACTCAGGCATTGGCAACCACCAATAAGCTTGGAATTGAAAGCCAAAAAACAGCACTTGAATTGAAGGCTCTTCAAGCCTCTGGCGGAGTTGATCCAACAAAGAAGTTTGAATATGAAGACAAACTTCGCAAAGAATACCTTACGCAGACAAAACCTTACCAAGAAGTAAAGTCTGCTTATGGTCGCGTGCTGTCTTCTGAAAACACAGCAGTTGGTGATATATCTTTGATTTTCGGCTACATGAAGATGCTTGACCCTGGTTCTGTGGTGCGCGAGGGTGAATTTGCGACGGCGCAGAACGCAGCAGGCGTGCCGGACAGGATTACAAACCTCTACAACAAAGTTATAAGCGGTCAACGTCTCAACCAATCTCAGCGCGATTCATTCAAGGGTCAAGCAAAAGGCCTGTATGACAGCGCGCTTGAAGGTGAGAAAACAGTTCGCACAGGATTAGAGCGCATCTCAAAAGACTACGGTTTGAAGACTGAAAACATTTTTTATTCTCCAACTGAGAAAGCGCCGACTGCGCAAGGCGCGCAGCCTCCTGCAAATCCGCAGCCTCCTGCAAATCCTCAACGCAATGTGCAAGTGAGCTACTGATATGGCCTACTCGATCACAACCAAAGATGGCATTACCATCAACGACATTCCTGATGATGTCTCGCCTGACTCTCCAGAACTAAAGGCAAAAGTTGCTGCAATTCGTGCGGGTGGTGGTGCTGCTGCGCTTGAGGCTCCTGCTCCAGCACCGGCTGCTGCACCAATGTCGCCTGAGCAGTGGGCGGCATCGCAGTCAAAGCCGATGGGCTTTTTCGAGGGCTTGGTGGAGTCTGTCACTGGCCGCGCTCGGGCAACGCCTGAGACGCAGCGCCTGCCTGAGTGGACGACAATGCCAGAACTCAATCAGATGAGCGTGGCATCCTTCAAAACTGCCCTTGGAACGCTGCTCAGCAACCCCAAGGAAACGGTGCAGATTCTGCAGTCCAACTTCCCTGGCGTGCAGGTGCGACAGGACGAGAAGGGGAACTACATTCTGCGGTCGTCTGTCAACCAGCAGGAATACGCAATCCCGCCAGGCTTCACGATGGGCGATATTCCTCGAGCCATTGGAGGCATTGCAGCTTTCACGCCAGCAGGCCGAGCTGCGACCATCCCTGGTGCAGTCGTTGGAGCTGGTGCGACTCAGGCAGTCATTGAGGCAACTCAGGCAGGCACTGGCGGTCAAGTCAGCCCATCAGAGATTGCACTGGCAGCCGCCACAGGCCCGGTAGGGCAAATTCTTCAGCGGGTAGCACCTCCGGTGGCCGCAGCCGTCCGAAGGGGCGCACAGCGTGCCACAGGCCGCGCACCAGCCCCTGCTGCGGCCCCTGCTGCCGCAGCAATACCAGAGGCACCACCTGCCGCAGCAGCGCCTGCTGGCGCTCCTATGGGAACGGCAATGGCACCTGAAGTGCCGCCTGCGGCGGCAGCAGTCGCAGGAGAGGCCACAGCAGGTGGCGTCAGCGACGTTCTGAACCTGGCACGCAAGGCCGGTGGCATGGGTCCAGGGTCAACTGCGGCCAAGGCCCAACTTGTTGACCTGGCTCAAGTCAACCCAGAAGCCCGTGCGGCAGCCGAGCGCCTTGCCATTGATCTTCCGTTCGATGTGCTGAGCGACAATCCGCAGGTGCGCAGTGCTGTGGGCTTGACCCGCGCACTGGTCGCAGGCGAGGCAGAGGCGGCATGGGAGGGCACTGTGCGCCAGGCCATCCAGCGTGCCGATGAGATTTCGCAGCAGTTCGATGCCAACTTCATTGCTGGCAGGCCAGCCCCTGGCGCGACCTCGCAGAAGATCGTGGAAAACCTGCAGCAGACTCGGCAAACGCTGAAGTCTGACGCCAAGGCCATCTACGACCGGATCGACGAGATGGTGCCAAAAAGCGCACCAGTTGAGCTGAACAACCTCAGAACGTACCTCAATGATTTGCGCACAAACCTTGGTGCCGCAGGGCGCATGACTGCGCAGGAGTCAAATCTGGCCAAGATGCTGGAGAAGGGCGAACTGACATACTTCGGCCTCAAGCGCGAGAAGGATTTGGTTGGCCAGGCAGTTGGTGGCCTCAAGTCACCATACGACAACATGGCAGCCGGTGACCTCAAGCGCCTCTATGCGGCCTTGGCACAGGACCAACTGGACAGCGTGGCCTCGCTGGCCGGTGAGGAGGCTCGGCGCGAGTTGCGTGCTGCCAACCTGCTGACGGCCAAGCAAAAGGCACTAGAAAAGCGCATCGTCGGTGCCTTCGGCCAAGAGATTGATGGCAGCGTGGCTCAGCGCATGCAGACAGCCATCAGCACGGCAGCAAAGGGCGATGCCGCTGCCTTCAACCGGCTGATGAAGGTCGTGCCAGATGAGTTGCAGAAGGAGACGCTGGCCACGGCGCTGGCGTCCGTCACTGCAGGCAAGGCGGCAGGCCGTGCGGCGGCAGGAGCTGCCGAGACCGTGTTCAGTCCTGCTGAGTTCACCAAGGTTTATCGCGGCCTGCGCGCCAACCCGCCAGTCTACTCGCAGATGGTCAAGATCATGGGGCCAGAGTGGGACCGTGCCTCGCGTGATCTTTACGAGATTTCGAGGCGCATTGCAGACGCTCAGGCTCGCATCCCGACCACCGGCAAGGCCAACCAGATACTTGGTGATGCTGCCGTCGAGGGATTGATGGGCAAGGTCATGTCCAGCAGCCTGGCGCAGCGTGCAGCCACAGGCGTGGCCAGTATGGTGCCTGGCGGTGGCCTGGTGGCACCTGACATCGTTGGTTTTATGGCTGGAGCCAAGGGCGCAGGCGTGCAGAAGGCGGCCAAGCTGTTTGCCTCTCCAGAGTTCCAGGAATTGGCCGTCCAGTCTGCCACCAAAGGCGGCAATCCAAGCCAGGCGACTATCCGTCGCACGGCCATGAGCAAGGCGTTCGGGGATTTCGCAAGAGAGGCAAACCTGCCACAATCTCTGGACGCACGAATTCAGTACCTGCAGAGCGCAATCCAGGCAGGACAACAATTTGATCAGGAGACCGAACAATGAGCGCACTCTCAATCCAAGTACCATTCCCAGTGTTCCAAGACCGTGATGGCCAGCCACTGGACAACGGATATATCTGGATCGGTCAGCCTAATCTTAATCCGCAGACGAATCCCGTCGTTGCTTACTACGATGATGCGCTGACAATCGTTGCAACTCAGCCTCTGCGCACTATCAACGGCTATGTATCACGAGCAGGAACACCAGCTCAGGTATATGTCGATGGAGTTGACTTCAGCATTCTGGTGCAGGACAGCAAAGGCACGATGGTCTACAACTTCCCAGAAGGGACTGGGATCAGCCCTAATGCTGCTGGCGTCGTTTATGATCCAGCAGGAGTCGGAGCTGTTGCCACCACGGTGCAAGCGAAGCTACGCGAAGCGGTGAGCGTGAAAGACTTTGGCGCAGTGGGTGACGGTGTGACCGATGATTACGCAGCGTTTCAAGCTGCAATCAATGCGTTGCCTGTAAGCGGTGGAACAATCACTATTCCTGCAACAACATCGAATTCTTGGATAATTTCCCAGACCCTGAATGTGCGTAAGAAAGCGCACATCATTGGTCAAGTAGCAAAAGGAACCGGGGAAAAAGGCACTACGTTGGTATTTCCTGCCAACACGTCAGGCATCGTATTTAACAGCTACAACACAAGCCTATATCAAACCGTTACACCGGATTCGCTTCTTCCCGGAGCATACGGATCAATCCTTGAGAATGTCGCGTTTTTTGGTGACAAGGCAGGAAGTAGCACGGCAGCCGATGGTGTTGTGGTTCGATGCACAATGGAATGTCGTGGTGTTGCTGTTCGCAATTTTTACCGTTACGGTTTCCGCATTTATGCCGATCTTGGCACTGGCGGGTCGACTGAGGGCGACGCAAACCAATGGATGTTAAACCGCTGTGATGCTGTTTTGAACGGCGACCACGGCGTTTATGTGAATGGTGATGATGCAAATACCGGCGTTGCGATCAAGGTGTTTTCGCAACTAAATGGCGGTTATGGAATTTACGACAATTCGCTGATCGGTAATACTTACATTGGTTGCGACACGGTTGGTAATACTCTTGGATCTATGTGGGCCGATAGGGCATCTGCATCCAATACAGTAATTGGTTTATGGGAGGATGACGTTTCGGCAACGTCACAATTCGGTGGTGTCAACACTATCATTGGCGGCAATGGTGGTAACCCCTCAACAACTAGCAGCGCTTTTTCAATGTGGCGTGGTATTGCCAAGCAAGCCCCTTATCAGTACGTCAACGCTAGAGGTTCAGAGTCTGTTTCTGGCCAATTAGGTGCAAACTACAACGACACCACGATGACTGTGCAAGCGTTCGGTGCAACGTCTGAAGGCAGTGATACTGCATGGAAATTTCAATTTGACGCAACCGAAAAAGCGTGGTTTTTGCAGTACGCTGCAAGCGCAGCATTTACTCCAATTTCTTATCTGAACTCTGCGGCTTCGTTATACACACTCAAAGGGTTCACCGGTCCAGTATTTAGAAACGGGTATGCAGTTCGTAAATCAGGAAACATAAACACTTCCAAAGTTCGGATGCTTGACAGTGCAGCTCCGACAACGGGCACATGGGCTGTTGGTGACATTGTTTACAACGACACACCAACGGCAGGTGGAACAATTGGATGGGTTTGCGTAACAGCAGGAACACCGGGTACTTGGAAAACTTTTGGCGCTATTAGCGCATAAGCACCACAAACCTATACGTGGCCACCACAATTGCAGCTACCACAACTATTTATTTCTCTGTAACTTACTTTGTATAGGAAGCCCAGCAGTGGTGCCACAAAGATGGATCGGTTGAGCTGCTAGACGCTGTTGCCACTGCGGCGCCTGGCTGGGCGGCGTTGGGCTTCATTGAGTTTCTGCAATTCGTGTAAAAATAATCAAATGTAAGTGTTAAACAGGAACCACCTTGGACACTCAAACCATCTTTAACGCAGTTGTAAGCCTTGCAGGATTTATGGGGGGCTGGATCCTGAACAACATCTATAAGGCCATTGAGCGGTTAGAAGATGACTCTAGATCCACCTCGGCCAAGTATGTGCGGCGTGATGATTACCGTGAGGACATGCACGAAGTGAAAACGCTGTTGGCGCGGATCAGTGACAAGTTAGACAACAAGGCTGATAAAAATGCTCACCCTCATTAGTACGATTTTTTCGTTTCTTGCTGGTGGTCTGCCCAGGTTCCTAGAGTTCCTCCAAGATCGCGGCGACAAGAAACAAGAGATCGAACTTTTGGGGATGCAGATCCAACGAGAGCTTGAACTACGCAAGCTCGGGTTTGATGCTGAGGCAAAGTTAGAAGAGATTAGAAGCCTTCAGATTGAGATGGAGACGGCTCACCAAGAGTTCCAGGCCCGGCTAGGCGCACAAACAGAAGAACTTAAGAGCATCTATCGGCATGATGTTGACATCGGCGACGGTGCTAGCCAATGGGTCATCAATCTCAGAGCATCCGTTCGGCCTGTAGTTACTTATGGATTTTTCCTGCTCCTGGTTCTGATTGATATTGGCATCTTCATTTATGGCGTCAATGTTGGCGCAACGTTCATTGACATTGCCTCTCAGCTCTGGGATGAGAACACCCAGGCGCTATTTGCCTCAATTATCGCGTTCCACTTTGGTGGTCGAGCCTTCAGAAAATGAAGACTTCAGAAGTTGGAATCACCCTGATCAAGAACTTTGAGGGAATTAGATTCCGTCCATACCTTTGCGCTGCCAAAGTTTGGACTGTTGGTGTTGGACATGTGCTCTACCAGCGGCAACTACGGATGCCAATTGAAAACAGAACGGGTATAAGTCTGCTACCGGCCCACAATCGAACATTCACCGAGGATGAAGTCAATGCACTGCTTCGCGCTGATCTTGAGTTTTTCGAGCCTGGTGTTTCTAGACTTTGTGGGCGAGACTTGGCACAGTGCTCATTTGATGCTCTGGTTAGCTTCGCTTTCAATTGCGGGCTTGGCACTTTACAACGAAGTGCGCTAAGGCGTAAGCTTCTCAGAAGAGACTATCTAGGCGCGGCTGACGAGTTCTTGAAATACTGCCGAGCAGGAAACAAGATCCTGCCCGGGTTACAACGTAGGCGTATTGCTGAAAGAATGCTCTTTCTGCACCTACACAACGTAAAAAAGACCGATCAAGAATAGGATGGTCATTAGGACCATCAACAAGTTTGCCAAAAATGACAAGGTGCTTTCTACTCGGTTAGAGTAATCGTAGATGTCAATGTAACAATCGCACTCTCTACCTTGCTTGCAGTTCCAATCACACATTTTTCAGCCTTTCGACGATTAAAGTTGAATAACCTGCTATGTCATGCCAGCTATCGGCATAGTCCTGATCGCCATTTATGACCCGAGCGATCTTGTGACAGATCATCTCTAATGCTTCCTGCTGATCGGCAGCAAGAACCTTGCCTCGATGCCTAAGGTGCATTGAGATCATCAATTTAAGGTCTTGCGACACTTGCGCGTGACCTGCAAAGCTTCCGTATCGATTACCGCGCTCTTCTAGAGTGTTTTCTATGCTCATCATGTTTCCTTTGCTTGGCGGGGGTGCCCGGAGAACCGGGGCTTACCTGACTACGACCCCCAAAACTTTTACAACTGCTGATTAGCCAACTGCTCAAGAATCCAATCACGGCGGGCCATGACAAACCGACCCAAATCCTCAATCGTCATCTGACCTTGCTCAACACGGTCACAGGCAAGAACAATGTCGGTAGCCTCATTCTCCATATCGTCGATCATGTCCTCTTGAGACACCCGATCACGGGCAGACATCCACAGGTCATTGTTGTAATCTTCGTTGGCGTCAACTCGGTCAAGGGCTTTGGTTGAGCAGAACATTTCGGAATCTCCGGTTCGTTGCGATGTGCTAATTGTTAGCCAAGTGACACTCGGTGTCAAGATGTTCAACAATAAATTTAGAAATTTGTTGTTTTGCATCCCCGCACCCCTTAGTAACCAGACAGGTGTACTGATGGCCCTCAAGGTACTCAATCCAGTCTGCTTGATCTATGCTGAGAACCCCGCCTTTCTCCCGCTTCATCTCAACCCACAGGCCCCAGGCCGGAATGAAAAGATCCGGCACACCTCGACAGACACCCTCTACTTTGAGCCTAGCTGCGGTTGTGATGGACCGTTGCCCACCGTTCGGGATGGCAAAGATCCGAGTACCTGGGAACGTCTGACGAAACCAGCTAACGAACTCGCGTTGTTCCTCGTGTTCTGTCTTCAAAATGGCACCTCCTCAGTCCATGACGGGCATTGGTCCAACGATTCGGCAAAGTCCTTGGGCACCTTCTCTGTAAACAGATTGCACCAATCATGATCGGCGTAGTTGTCGCATGTGTAGCAACACTTCGGCGGGTACAGCTTCTCTTTAACCTTCTCTCTGTACAGCTTGACCACTTGCGGCTCCATCTGTCCTCCATTCGCGGTTGATAACTCGGTAAAACCTGCCTTCTTTCTTGTACTCCACCAGGCTCGGCGGCTTGGCTTGCGTCATGATCTTGGCGCAATCATCTAGGTCCTCGTGAGACCCAATAGGCGCACCTGCTTTTTTCGCCATGTCCATAAACGCCATGATCGCTTTTTCTCCCGCATAACCATCGTGCGTGACTGTCAGATACTCAGTCACAGGACGATCGCTCAAAGCGCCGTAGTAGGTCACTGCGAACATCTCTTTGCCAGAGGCCTTGCTTGTGTGCTTACGCCAGATCCAAGACCGTACGAGCATCTCTGTGCCCTCGATTCCCATAATATCGTCATTCCTAAGCACAAGTTCAGCTTTTTTTGGCTCTGGGAACGGAGCATCGCAAGCCGGACACTTACGTGCGGAAATAGGGCACAGCTCGTTACAAGACTCGCACAGTTTGACTGGTGCCTCGCCACTGCCTGATCCTGCTTTCTTCGGCGGCTGCACAGCGGTGATCGGCCCATGTGTAGAAACGACCCCGGCAAAATCCAGCACCAAGCAGTGATCGGTATGGCTCTTCGGCCTCATCCCCCGGCCTGCCATTTGAACGTACAGGCTTGGACTCATGGTGGGTCGAAGCATGGCAACCAGATCAATATCAGGGTAGTCAAACCCGGTCGTTAACACATTTGCGTTCGTCAATGCCCTGATCTTCCCGGCCTTATAGAGTCCAAGAATGCGTTCACGCTCCGCTTTCGGTGTATCCCCCGTCACGCACTCCGCAACGATGTCATAACTCTGCAGCACATCCCGAACGTGTTCTGCGTGTTTGACCCCGGCACAGAAAAACAGCCAGGCTTTGCGGTCACCTGCTCTGGCAATCACTTCTTCAACGATCGCCCTGTTCATCTTCTCGTTATCAACAGCGGCTTGCAGCTGGCTTTCAATGTACTCACCACCACGCTTTTGAACGCCAGTCACGTCCAGGCGCTCTGATGTCATTTTGGATCGGAGAGGGGCGAGGAACTTGCGGCGTACTAATTCATCAATCGACACCGGTTCCACAAGATCCGAAAAGATTGCAGGCTCATCCGTAATCAATCCATGCCCGAGCCGATAAGGCGTGGCAGTCAATCCGATAACTCTCATGTTCGGATTGATGTCCTTCAACTGCGCCAGTAACGTTCTGTAACCGCCTTCTTCCTTGTGGTTAACCAGATGGCATTCGTCAATAATGACCAGATCCACGTGGCCGATCATGCTTGCCTTGTCCCGCACTGATTGGATGCCTGCAAACGTGATCGGCTCACCGAGTTGCCTTCTACCGATGCTCGCGCTATAAATACCCATTGGCGCACCCGGCCAATGGAGACGCATTTTCTCCGCGTTTTGCTCAATCAGCTCCTTGACGTGAGTCAGCATCAGCACCCGGGTTTCAGGCCAGTTCTGCAAAGCATCCTTGCACAGAGCAGCAACGATGTGGCTCTTACCTGAGCCAGTCGGAAGCACAAGACAAGGATTGCCCTCGTGGCCGTTGCGAAGCCACTCATACAGCTGATCAATGGCGCGTTGTTGGTAGTCACGGAGCATTTAGCAGCCTCCATGCTGTTGCTGCCACTGCTGGAACTTGACCGTTTCCAATGGCTTTAAGTCTGTCCACCCTTCCGGCCACCCCATAAGCCACTCGACCCATGGTGGGTTCAGACTTCCACCAATTTGCTCCGATAGAGGTCTGGAATTCCTCTCCATTGTTGCCTGGCTGGCTTTCCCGCTTTTCCAGTCTCTGGCTGTTGGGGTTGCACACTTGAATACAGCCGTTGCCAGATTGTCCCCGCTTGTCTTGCTGGCTCCCTTCCGGTTGTAATTTCCGCATACTGTTGGAGTTGGCCACAAGCCAGAATCTATCCCGTTGATGCGGTGCTCCAACGTCGGCAGCTCCCAGCACTGTCCATTTACAGTCATACCCGAGCGAGGCCAAATCACCAAGGACTCGCCCAAGTCCTCTAGTAATGATGGCTGGGCTGTTTTCCACGAAGACGAAACGGGGTCGAACCTCGCCAATGATCCGCGCCATGTGTGACCACATTCCCGAGCGTTTTCCGTCAATGCCTGCTCCTTTCCCGGCAACACTGATGTCTTGGCATGGAAACCCGCCAGATACAACGTCAACGATTCCTTTCCACGGCTTTCCGTCAAAGGTTTGAACGTCATCCCAGATCGGGAAAGGCGGGAGAAGCCCGTCATTTTGTCGCTGGACAAGAACGCTTGCGGGGTAGGGCTCCCATTCGACGGCACAGACTGTTCTCCATCCGAGCAGTTTTCCCCCGAGAATTCCTCCACCAGCACCCGCGAAAAGAGCCAACTCATTCATGCACCCTCCGGGAACATCATCTCCAAAGCATCGGTAACTGCCTTTTGAATGTGCGGCCAGTTATCCCTATCAATCCAAGCCCGGATCTCAATGCTGGCGATATCCTCACCTACCATCTCCATGGTGAAAACGGCAATGTGATCATCGTCAAAAGCATCAATCTTTGGCGGTATTAGTTTGATGTTCATGCTGCCATTTCCTGTGTTTGCTGTGCCTTCGGTTTCCGCTCGCACAATTTAGAGTCCCCTGCAATCATCTGGATCACCTTCATTTGCTGTTTCTTCTGTCGGTGCCGTCTCTGTTTGTCAACAGAACTTAGCTTCTGTTTCTTGGCGTCGGGCTTGTTTCCAAGGGCATAGATTCTTATCTGGTCAGTTCCTCTGACATCCTTCTCCCAAGCCTTGATGTACAACACACCTGCCCGATACATCTCCCGGGTATAGGTCAGAACAGTGACGTAGTGAAGACCTGATTCTTCTGCAAGTTCCTTGCAAGAATAGATCCCTTCAGACAAGAACTTGATTAGCTGGGCCAGAGACATGGCATTGACCCGGCAATAGTTCCTACCCTTATTCTTCGGAGTTACAGGGTTGTAATTAGTCACGGCGGCGTTCTCCGATCTCTCTAGCTGCCTGCTCCAACACCTTCAGGCTCATCGTTCGTTGATAGTTCATTCCAGATTCAAACCCGGCTGAGAATGCATCAGCTCGTACTAGACCTGCAAACTTAATGAGCCTCGGAAGATCCAGCTCAATCATGAATCCACACTCCCAGGCCAGTTGTTGCAGATGTTCTGTGGTTTGTTCTTTCATTCTTGGCTCCCTATCCCGTGTGCTCGCTCGATGGCGCGGGCGAATAGCAGATCGCCTCCATTCAACTTCAAGTCAACTCCAGCAGACTGCGACAATATCGCGGCAATCTCCTCATCCGTCAGCGGCTGGCGCTGGGGTGGGGATGTGTAAAGGGGTATGCGATCCATTTTCGTTTCGTAATGGTTGAGCAGTCTGATGTTTCCTCTAGCATCTCTGTATCCATACGCCACCGGCTCCTGCTCAACCTGTAAGAAATCCTTACAAGTTGCCGCCATTCCGAGGGATTGCTCGGCATGGTCAGGCTGCTCTAGCGCAGTTTGAAGAGCATTAACAGCCGCAGTGTTTTTTGCTTCCCATGTCGAACTAAGAAGGGGCCATATCAACGCCTCCAGTGCCATTTCCGCAGCTTCACGTAGTGTGGTCATGTCGTTTCTCCGGTTGCTTTGGCAATGGCGGCGCGAGCCAATCTGATTGGATCGGAATAGTCTGCTGCAATCTCTCGCAACGCCTCCAGCAGATCAGGCGCGGCGGCGATAAGTTGCGCAAGCCGATCAGTTTCTTTCTCGCTGCATTGCCAAGTCACAATACATATTTCACCGTCATCCCTATTGATCCGCACATGTCGAGATGAAGATATGTTTGATTTGTTTGCTACTGCCCATTTACTCATGGTTTGCTCCTCATGACTTTTTTCCTCAAAGATAACCATAGATCTTTGTTTGAATCCCGTTTTCGTTGTTTTGATAACGCTGATTCAACGGCTTTGATTGCCGCAGTGTGTTTCTTCCATGCTAGTTCTGCGTAATCGTCATCTTCATCGCAAGGTTTGGGGCGCGATTGTTTCAAAGCCTCCAATGCCAGTTCAGCAGCTTTGCGTAATGTGGTCATGTGTTCCCCATTGCTCGGATAGCAGCGGCAATTCTGTGTACTTCACTGCTAGTGAATTCGTAAGGTTCTTCTGCCACCTTTGCACACGCCTCGCGCTCGGCAGCGGCGACAAGAGCGGCGAAGCGTTCAAGTTTCCTCGGATATTCGGCATTTGGCAGCGAAGCACACCAATCTAATCCAACGCACTCGGTAATCAGCCCGGCCTCTTGCGCAATGCGCATGATGTCGTCGCGGCTCATAGGTCAGGGTCCAAGTTAAAGCCACAGCCAAAAATCAGCGGGATCGGGTCATAGTCAGGCCCTTCCGCGTCTTTGATGCGCGACTGCAGATTGAGGCAGCGTTCGTGCAGGTCCATTACCTCGGCGTACAGGTCTTGCCCACGCTCCAATAGTGCGTTGTGTTCTTTCTTAAGGTCGTTAATTTCTTTCGGTGTCATCTCACAATCTCCCTCTCCAAAACTCTGACAGCTTCATCTAGGTCGTCCAGCAGGTATTGAGGTATCTCCGGTGTGCGTGTCATGCCTAGAGCTTCCAGCGCAGACAGCAGGCGCATGATGCGCAAGAGTTCTTCTTTGGTCATTCTTTGTTATCTCCCAGTGCGGATAACAAATCCTCAATCGGTGCGACAGTCAGAGGCTGTGGCATGACTCGCTCATAGCGAACTTGATCAATCACAAGATCGGTTCCGTTTTGAAGGAGCCTTCCCATTTCCGCACAACTCGCTGTGTATCGCGTTGGTTCCGGGCCAGGTGGG